TTCCGACCGGGCGAAGATGGTTATCCGTCCAATGGGCGCATCGCGTGGGCGCTTTGGGGCGGTGATGCTGGTCAGTCTTGGGCGAACCGTGTTCTAGCGTCAGAAGATGATGAACGCGCCGAAAAACGGCCATATCCCGGCGAACACGCCGCAAGAATCCGAGATCCTCAAGAGTTTGACAGCTTCAGCCGCCGAAATGACGAAGGTGGCGATGGCGTTGACTTCGTTTATGGCATCAAGGGCGACACGGTTCTGGTTCAATCAATCCGCTTCGATGCGGACCTTTTCACTGTTGAGCAGGCTGAGGAATGGCTAAATCGCAATGATTTTGAGCCATTATTGTTCGAGCCTGCCGCTCCTGTAGACGAAGAACGCCAAGATGTGGTATCACAGCCACATATTTTGGAGGACAAGATGGCCGAAACTGAAATCAGGGCGCTGAGAGAGCCTCTTGAATTGCGCGAGGAAGATGATGGTCTCATTCGCGTTTCTGGGTATGCCTCGGTCTTCGGGCAGGAAACCAAGATTGGTGTAATGTTCACCGAGGTGATTGCGTCAGGTGCCTTTCGCAGCGCACTAGAGCGACAGGATGATGTCGTTTTTCTAATTAACCACGAGGGCTTGCCGCTTGCCCGAACCCGTTCTGGGACGCTGAAGTTGAGCGAAGATGAGCGTGGCCTGTACGTTGAGGCCTATCTTGACCCAACAGACCCAGACGTTCGGTCGATTGTTCCGAAAATGAAGCGAGGCGACCTTGACAAGATGTCGTTTGCCTTCGTCCCTACCCGTCAGTCTTGGGACGACACGGGCGACATGCCAAAGCGCACCATTGAGGACTTGCAGCTTTATGACGTGTCAATCGTGACCACCCCGGCCTATGATGGCACAGAGATTGGCTTGCGGTCGCTTGAGGCGCATCGCAAGAACAACCCGAAAAGCCAAGCCAAGCGCAGAATGCGCATGAAGGCGAAGCTGAACGAATAGCAGCGGTTTCTCCCGCTGTTTTGCCCTGTCCTGCGCCTTGGGCAAGCGCTTGGACTGATCGTCGTGATGACAGACCAGTTCCCTTAGATGGAGGCCCAAGATGGCTGATATTAAGACCCTGCGGGAGAAGATGGCGAACATCGCCACCGAGGCCCGCTCCAAGCTGTCGGAAATCACCGACGAAACACCGGAAGACCGCGCTGCTGAGATTGAACGCGAGTTCGATGCGATGATGGCAGACCACGACAAGATGGCGGCACGCGCTGACCGTCTTGAAAAGGTCGAGGCGGCACTTCGCGCTGGCAAGGAAGTTGACTACTCGAAGCGTCCGATGGGCGAAGCGGGTTCTGCACCTGCCGTCGATGAAGGCTTCACAATGGACTATCGCTCGGCATTCGCTGAGATGATTGCAGCCGGTGGCGATGCCTACGTTGACCACGAAGTTCGCAGCATCCTGAAGGAATATCGCGTTCAGACTGGCGGAACGACCACAGCGGGTGGTTACACTGTTCCGACAGAACTGGCGACCTTCATCGAAAAGGCGATGATTGCAACTGGTCCGATGTATGGCAACGAACTGTTTACCTTCATCAACAGCACCGATGGCCGCACATTCAACATCCCGACCATCGACGACACCGCGAAGGTCGCTGTCGCTCACACGGAAGGCACTCAGCCGACCGATGACGGTGGTTCCGATGCTGTCTTTGGGCAGAAGTCGGTTGGCGCATATGCGTTTGATTCCGAGTGGATTCGCTGGTCCGCAGAGCTGAACGCAGACAGCATCCTGAACATGGAAGCGCTGCTTGGTGAACTGGTTGGTGAGCGCCTTGGCCGCATCGCAAACAGCAAGCTGACCACTGGTTCGGGTTCTTCGGATGTTGAGGGCATTGTGACAAACTCGGCAGCGGGTAAAACCGCAGCGGCAACAGCAGCCGTGACTGCCGACGAAATCATCGACCTCGTTCACTCGGTTGACCCGGCATATCGCACCGCGCCTAGCACAGCGATGATGATGAACGACAGCACGCTGGCCGCGATCCGCAAGCTGAAGGACGGTGACGGAAACTACCTCTGGCAGATGGGCAACTATCAAGCTGGCATCCCGCAGAACATCCTTGGCTACAACGTCGTTGTAAACCAAGCGATGGACAGCCTTGCCGCAGCCAAGAAGGTCATCCTGTTTGGTGATATGTCGAAGTTCTACGTCCGCAAGGTTGGCGCACCGTCGCTGTACGTTGCACGCGAGCGCTTCGCACCGGATTACGGTATCCTCGGCTACATCCGCTTCGATGGCGTTCTGGTCAACACCGCTGCAATCAAGCACCTCATCACAGCCGCATCATAAATCGGCTTCTAGGGTGGCGGGTTATCTCGCCACCTCACTAAGCCGAAAGGAGGCAAATATGAAAGTTCGTCTACTCACTTCGATGGCCGGGATTGATTTTTCGCACAATCAGGGCGACGAAATTGACTGCAATGATGCCGAGGCAAAGCGCTTCATCGAGGCTGGCATTGCAGAGCCAGTGACCCAAGCAAAGATTGAGCGTGCCGTCTCCAAGACCCGCACTAAGAAGGCCGTTCCTGAGGAATAAGCAATGTCCGCACCGCTCGCCTGCCATCACGCGCTAGAACTTCTGGACCCGCCTGCGACCACGCCAATCACATTGGCGGAGGTCAAAGACCAGTTGCGCGTTGAGGCTGATGACGACGATGCAATCCTGACGCGCCTGATTGACGTGGCCGTGGCCTACACGGACGTGAAGGGCGCTCTGGGACAGGCGATGATTACCCAGAAATGGGGCCAGTGGGTCAACAGCACGCCGCCCCAGACGGTTTCGCTTATCCTTGGGCCGACAACAGGCGTGACGGCGGTCAAATATTACGACACCGACGGCAACTTGCAGACCGACACGCTGTCGAATTACCAAGTCGCCGGGACCGAGTTCGCAACAATCATTGGGCCAAAGACGGGCTTTAACTGGCCTGTCACGCAGCAGCGTTCAGACGCCATCCGCATTGAGTACGAAATCGGCTACGGCGAGGCGACAACCGATGTTCCTCAGACAATTCGGCACGCGCTGATGCTTCTGGTTGGTCACTGGTACGATAATCGCGAAAATACCCAGATGGACGAACTGTCCAATATCCCGTTTGGCTTTGAGCATCTGCTAAATATCCACCGGAACTGTTGGTATGGTTAGGGCTGGCCAATATCGAGAGCGTGCGGAGTTTCAGCGCCTCTCGGAAGGCAGCGTTGACGCCTATGGCAACGTCTACACTGGATGGGCTTCACTTGCCACGCGCTGGGCGGATATGCGCGAGACAACGGGCAAAGAGGCTATCGAAGGCGGCGCTATGCTTAACGCAGGCACCGCAACAATGCGCGTTCGCAGTGACAGCGCTACGCAGGGCGTCACGACCGCTGACCGCGTTGTTATTCGTGGCGTCACGTGGGCCATTAAAGGTCTTGTTCAAATTGACCGCAAGAACACTGTGCTTGAGTTCAGGCTAGAGCGCGGGGTGGCGGCATGAGAATTGAGGGAGTTCGTCGCCTGCTTCGTCAGCTAGATAATCTGCCGGAGGAAGTGCAGGAGAAGCTGCACAAGTCCGTAGAGCGCACTGTTAAAACGGGCGTCAACAAGGGCAAGGCGCTTGCGCCTGTTCTCACTGGCGACTTCAAGAGCGGCTTCAATGGTCACGTTGAAAAGCGAAGCGGTGGCGAAATCTTTGGCTTCATCAACTTCTATGATGGCGATGCG